GCGCCAGCCGCCGGCAGCGCGGACGAGCTTCCCGGGGCTCGCAATCTCGATGCCGATCGAGAAGCCGTTGCAGCCGGAGCGGCCGCGCCAGGACGAGACGCCGGCGTGCCAGGCGACGACATTGAAGGGCACGAGCTGCGTCACCCGCCCATCGCGATGCACGACCACGTGGGCGGACGCCTTCGCAGCCTTGTTGCACAGCCAGTCGACCGACCCGGCGCCGTCGATGTCGCCGGCGGTGTCGTGGACGACGATGCCGTCGGGCGCCAGCGCACCGCCGCGGTTCGGCGAGGCGCGCGTCGCGACGGCGGTGCCGTCGAGCTGCAGGCGGTGCGACTTGACGGCGAAGGTAGACATCGTCGATCCCCGGTTGCAGGATCGACCGTCGCATGCGTCGGCCGGACGCTTCGCCGGGGACGGGTGTCCCCGGGGGCCTTAGAACAGCCGACCTTGCCGGCTGTCCTCGTCCTCGCGAAGTCGCCGACGGTTCCGAACCACGGTCCGCCGCGTGATCCCGAGCGTGCGGGCGATCTCGCCCGACGACTTGCCCTCGGCAATCATCCGCTGCAGCGCCTCCCGGCTGCGGCTGAGCGCACCGGCCGGCCCGAGCGGCACTTCGAGCTCAATCGAGCCGCGCGAGGTGAAGCGGTCGGCGATCTTCAGTGCCGCCTCCTCGCCGACGAGGTCGTGCAGCCAGTTCCCCGGCAGTACCTGCGCGACCGCCGGGAAGCTCGCCCGATCGCCACCCTTCTCTCGGGCCACGAGCAGCGCCGGCCCGAGCCCCGCCACCTCGGCGATCTCTGCGAGCAGCTTCGGCAGGTAGGAGAAGTCCTCGCTCACGGCCGGTCCTCGTTGGCGGCCTTCGGCCGGCCGAGTTCGGCGACGAGGGTGCGGCGGGTGATGTCCGTGAGCAGCATCTCGAGGCCGATCCGCCGCGGGCTGCGCGCCGGCAGCTTGGCGATCTGGCGCGCCAGCCGGTCGCGCTCGACCTGCAGCACCGCCGCCTCACGGCGCCCCTGCCACCCGAAGAGCGTGTCCGGCCCGGTGGCGCTCATCCCGGCGGCTCCGACACAGCGACCACCTCGAGGCGCAGCCAGCCGGCCTTCAGCTCGGCCGTCGGCACCTCGGCGATGACGGAAAGGCCCGGCACCGTCTCGACGATCGAGCGACGGTCACCGTGGTGGCGGTAGGCGAATCGGCCGGTGAAGCTGCCGTTCGGGGCGCGGAAGATCCGCGACGACCGGCAGAGCACGTAGCCGGACGCGAGCCGCCGCCGGTGATCGTCGCCAACGACATGGGCCGCGATGCCCTCGATGGTCTCGCGGTGCAGCCGCAGCGCGATCGTCGTGTGTCGCGGGCTCATGCGGCCTCTCCCCGGCGACGGAGCTCACGGTTGAGGCGGAATCCCCGTGCCGCGATCAGGCTGTCGATCTCGGTCTCGGTGGCGGTGGCGAGATCGAGTGTCGGCCTCGGCTGGGGCTTCGTCTCGAAGGCCGCGAGCCGAGCCTCCTGCGCCCTCAGCACGGCGAGGCGAACCGCGCGCGAATCGTCCCCGCCTCCGGACGCCGCAGCGGGCCACTCGACTCCCGCCTCTCGGGCGAGCCAGGCCTTCAGCGCCTCGATGACGCGGCGCGCGTCGCCGGCGTCCCGGAGCCAGCGGGTGTGCTCGATCCCGGTCTGGCGCTTCAGGAAGGCGCAGAGCGCGCGGTCGGTGCGATCGCGCACCACGCCGAGGTGGTAGCCGGAGATCCACAGCGCCCGGAGCTTGCCGGCATAGGGCCCGGTGAGGTCCATCGCCCCTTCCACGCCGCTTCGAAGGTTGCTCGAAAGCCCCTGCAGGCGGTCGATCACACGGGCGGCCGCGCCCACATCGATCGCCTTGGCCGATCGCTCGCCGGTCACCGCCTGCAGCAAGTCGCGGTAGCTGTCGTCGTCGAGCCCGGCCTCGCGGCGGAGCGCGTGGATCTTCTTCAGCTGGTCGGGCGTCGCCATCAGGTTTCTCCGAACAACGGGCCGGGCGAAGCGTCGGTGCCGAAGCGCGCGACGTCGGTGTCGCGCGTCAGCCGCTGCTTCGTGTCGGGCGGGATGAAAAGGAGCCGCGTCTCGCCGGCGTGTTCAGCCGGGCGGTGCCAGACGAACCACGCATAGGAGGTTGCTGTAGAGGCGGACGGATCCCAGCGGCCCTTCACCATCGCGACGCGCCCCATGAACACGGCGACGTGGGTGGGCGGCGACTTCCGGAACAGCTGCCAGCGTTCGTCGCTTTCGAGCCAGGCCGTCCGCAGGAGCAGAGCGCAGCCGATGCGGGCCTCGGCGATCGCCCGCTGGGCGAAGGCGACGGCCTGGTTGAAGGGCGGGTTCGTGATGATCCAGTCGGGCACCACGTGCATCTGCAGGCGGTCCAGTCCTCCGCCTACGAAGTCGCCGATGCGGTCACCGCGGCCGTAGTCGTGAATGTCGGAGGTCTTCACTCCGGCGAAGTACTCGCCTAGCACCTCGGCCATGTGGCCTTCGCCTGCCGCCGGCTCCCAGACGATGGAGCCCCAGCCGCCGTATCGGTTGACGATCTGCGGCAGGACGATCGAGCAGAGTGCCCGTGTCGCCCAGGGCGGCGTCGGGAAGAAATCGAGGCTGTCCGGTGGCTCGCGCCGGCGCGCCATCACGGCAGTGGGCGCGCGCGTCATGGCATCCGCCTCCCCAAGTACTCAAGCTCCGTCGGGTGGCAGTAAGAGCGGTGGCGTTCGCCGTCGAAGCGGACCATGACGCGGTGCCCGTGGCTTGGGTGCTCGCGGCAGATGATGCCGAACTTGCCGATGACGGTGTGCCGGGCGCGGTGCCCTACTGTCGGCGCAACCCTGTAGTAACGGCGCACATAGTCGTAGCTCTGGCGGCCAGCTCTCTGGCTCATGGCGAACCTTTCCCGAGCACCGACTTGATCGTCAGCTCGTTGCGCTGCAGCCACTCGAGGGTGCGGATCGCCGCCTCGAGGTGCGCGTTGCAGAGCTTCGCCTCTTGCTCGCTCATCTGGCCGCGGGCGATCGCCGTCGCGTAGGTCAGGTCGCGAGCGGCGCGCTCGCGCTTCAGCTCGGCGATCTGCGCGGACAAAGGCGTAAAGCTGCCGCTCACGACTTTTCCTCCGTGCTCGGCTGCACCGGCCGCGTCAGCCGCATCACGGTGACGCGATAGGCGGCCGGATCGGTGCGGGCGAACTGCAGGGCGAGCTGGACGAGAGTGTCGCGGTCCATCGCCGTGACCTCCTGGTGCAGCGCGCCACCCTCGCAGGCGGGGCAGAGCGTCGCCTCCGGCCAAGGCTCGGCGCCGATGCGCTCGAAGCCGCGCGGCTGCTGCGTGCCGCAGGACCGGCAGACGCCGGGCGGCGGCATCGACCCCGCCCGGCGGACGTTCGAGCGAGCAATCGCGATGACACCGGCGGTCGCGGCCGCCCCCATCGCGGCGCGGATCTCCGCGTCGCCGGCACCGGTCTGCACAAGCGACTGCGCGGCGGCGATCGCGGCCGGGTCGTGGGCGAGGCCATTGGCCATCACGCCTGACCGACGCAAGCGGTGCAGAGGTCCTCTTCGGCCCATCCGCACGCCGGGGAGCAAGCGTCGAACTGAGAGCAGCCGCATGCGCGGCAGACCTGGCCGAGCGCTTGCGGCAGCATCGGCCATCCGTCCGGCGCATCGAACGCAGCGGCAGGTACGTGGGCCGCAACAATATCGAAAAGCGCGTCTGCCAGATCGCACATGCCGGTTTCGGCCGCGCGCGAGAACGGCGTCGCACGCATCGGCTCTTCATCGAGTGCGGCGTCTGCACAGCGGGTGACCGCGGCGTGGTCGAGCGCCGCCGCGCCGATCGCCGCCTGCGCTTCCTGAGTGAGCGTCGCCCACACCGATGCGCCGTCGAAGCGAGGCGCGCTCACGACGCCGCTCCCGGCAGCATGCCGAGTGCCGCCATGTAGAGGTCGAGCAGCGTCTCCTGCTCGGAGCGCTCGTCGGCGTCCTGCTTCCGAAGCCGGATGACCTGCCGCAGGATGCCGACGTCGAAGCCGTTGGCCTTCGCCTCGGCGTAGACGTCCTTGATGTCGTCCCCGAGAGTCCTCTTCTCCTCCTCGAGGCGCTCGATGCGCTCCACGAAGGACTTCAGCATGCCGGCGGCAAAGCCGCCCGGGCCGGCGTCGTCGGTGTCCATGCAGGCCTCCTGAGGTCAGTCCGTGGGGATGAGGCTGCGCGTCTCGCGCGGCAGCCAGCTTGACAGCGCATGCCGCGCCGCGACGCCGGCGGCGATCAGTCGGTCGAGGTCGCCGATCGCCGCCTTCGTGGCGACGACGATCTCCGGCAGGTCTGAGCGCGGTGCGAGCACCAGGCCGAGGGCCTCGGCCGAGGTCTGGATGCAGCCGTCGCAGATCGCAACGGCGGTCGCATCGTTGGTGATTAGGTGACCGACGGCGGCTCGGCCGCGGCCGCAGAAGGAACAGCGGATCTCCATCACGCCCTCCCTCACGCCGTCGCGACGTCGATGGAGATCGCTTCCCACCGCGCCTTCGGAGTCGGCCGGCGGTAGAAGCGCACGTACTCGCGCGAGCCGATGACGCGGATGGCGTCGCCGATCGCCGTCATCGCCGCCTTCCAGGTCGGATCGTCGATCTCGAGACGCCGCAGCTGGAAGAGCGCCGCTCGATTGATCCGCCCCTCTCGGTCGACGTTGAAGGCGTGCTCGACGAGGGCGCGGATCTCGGTGCGGGCACCCTCGGCCCATGCCGTGATGCACTCGTCGACGAGCCCCTTCGCCACCTGCAGCTCGGGGCCGAACGACAGCTGGTCCTGCACCTGCACGACTACCTTGAGGCAGCCGTCATAGGAGGTGAGCGTCGTGTTGCCCTTCGCGCCACCGCGGCGGCCGCCATACTGCTCGGAGAGCAGGTCGACGAAGGTGGTGACATCGTCGAAGCAGTGGCCGCGGAAGCGGGCGATCTGCGCCGAGAGCTCGTCGGCATAGGCGACGATCTTGCGGACAGTCTGGTCCTCGAGCATATGCTCGGGCCGCACCACGGCGAGCGGCACGAGACGGCCGCCGGCATCGCGCATGTAGCGCTCGCCGCCGACCTCAACCACGCCCGGTGGCAATTCCTGCACGTCGCTCATGGTGCACCTCCTGGAGGGGCTCGGGGGAATTCTCGATGTCGTCGATCGCCGCCTCGAGGGCGGCGAAGGCGTCCTGGCTCACGCGGATCGCCGCGGTCCTGGCAGAGGCGCTAGCGAAGGGGGCTCGAAGCGCGCGGCGCGCCTCGATGACGTCGCGGGCGAGCGTGAGGGCGTGCTCCCGGCGGTTGTCGCTGGCGTCGGCGGTGACCGCGTCAGCGAGGGCCCGGAGTTCGTCGACAGAGACGCGGGTGGCGGCGCGCTCAGTGCGCCGGATGCGCTCGGCCACCGCGACCGCATCGATCGGCGCCGGCAGCCGGGGCGCCAGGCCGAGGCTCGTCGTCGCCATCACACTCGCCTCGACCGCGATCACCAGCGCCGCGAGCTGTTGTCGAAGCTCGGGGTCCTCTGCCCGCCGATCGTCCACCTGGTGAATAGAGTGCCGGATCGTCGTGTGGTCGCGGTCGAAGACGGCGCCGATCTGCGGCAGCGTCAGCATCGTCGTTTGCTTCGCGAGCCAGATCGCCACATGCCGGGCAAGCGCCGTATTGCGGTCGCGGCGGTGGCTGATCAGGTCGCGGCGCGTCACGTCGAAGTGCTCGGCCGACACTGCGATGCAAAGCGCGACGGAGCTCATGACGTCCCGTCTCCGCGGCGGGCCGCCGGGATCAGGGCGACGACGTTGGGGCCGGCCTCAGGCAACGGCACCGCATGGGCCTGTGGCGGGAGTGGCGGCGGGCCGCCAGTCGCTGCCTCTGCCATCGTGGCGGCTCGCTGGCGCGCCCGTTCGGCGGCCGCACCCTCGTCCACCGCCGCGCCGACGATGGTCGCCGCACGGCGGCAGAGCTTCTCCATCTCGACGCAATCCCGGGGCGTCAGCACGAGCCCGCGGTCGCAGCCGCGCAGCAGCACGGCGGTGGAGTGCAGCCACGCCTGCAGATCCTCGAGCTTCAGGAGCGTTGCCGTATTGCCAACCGGCTTCTCGGTCATGTCAGCCTCCCTCACGATGCGCGCAGCTCTTCGCCGCCGCGGTTCATCCAGGCGGCGCGGATGTGTTCGATCGACAAGGTCGCGCCACCGCCGGATGCGAGCATCCCGGCGAGCCGCAGGGTCTTGTCGATCTGTCCGAGCGCGCCGGGCTTCTTGCCGATTGCCGCGAGCATCCGGCGGATGCCGGGGTCGGCGATCTCCCAGGCGTCGAGCAGCACCTCGATGTCCTCGAGGAGCGGATGGGTGCGCCGCAGGCGCTTGCCGATGCGCCGGTGCAACTGGCCGAGGCCCTCGCGCGGCTCCGCCCGGCCGAAGCGCGTGAACACCTCCTCGTTGCCGAGGAGCGCGATGCCGCAGCCGTACTCATCGAGGAAGTAGCGCAACTGGTTGACTGCGACGTCAGCGAGGTTCTGCGCCTCGTCGATGATCAGCAGCGTCTGCCGGCCATTGCGACGAAGCTTCATCCCGAGCGCACGGTCGAGGCGGGCGGGGTTGCGCTCGGTGACGTCGAGCGACAGCGCCAGCTCCTGCAGCATGGCGTGGGTCGACGTCGTCGTCGGCCGCATCGTCACCAAGTGGGCGTTCGGTCGGGTGGCGACGAAGTGCCGGGCCGACATGGTCTTGCCCATGCCGGGTCCGAGCGTGACGATCACCATCTCCGGCAGGATCTGCGCGTAAAGCAGGGTGTCGATCACCTCGCGCGAAGTCTTCGTCTCGATGAAGCCTGGCCCAGCCACCGCGCTGGCGAGCTTCGAGCGGGCCTCCTCGACGGACTGCAGCCACTTTTCGGCCCGTGCGGTCACTGCCGCGTAGCTGCCGGTGTAGGTGCCGTCGTACCAGGGCGAGAACGTGCCTTGCGGGATGTTGGCGCGGCGGGAGACTTCGGCCTTCGACAGGCCGTCGCGAGCGGCGACGGAGCGGATCTCGGCCGTCGCGCGCTCCCAGGCGGCGACAGCGACGGCATCCGCCGCCGGGCTCTCACGCGGCGGGGCCCATTCGCCCCGCCCGGTGTCGGTCTGCTTGATGTCTTGCGCGGCAGTCCCTGACATGGGATGCTCCTCATCTTGTCAGTTGCATCATCGACTTCGAGGGGCGGTCTCAGGCCGCCCCTTCTTCTTTGCGGAAGGGCAAGATCGCGGCGTCGCCGTCCGCCGCCATCGCGCGGACAGCGCGTCCGAAGCCGGCGGCACCGTCCCAAACCTCGCCGACGCTCTCCGGACGCCCGCCGGCGACCATCCGCACCACGCGCGGCATCTCGATCGGCTGCAGGGGAGCGGGGGCCGGCATCAGGGCAGCGACGTCGTCGATGCCGAGGCGGCGCTCGGCTTCCAGCTGGTCGCGGCTAGCCTTCAGGAACGTCCGCTTGGCGCGGGCGTAGGCCTGCGCTGCCTGCATGTCGTCGAAGCGGCTTGCCTCGATCCGCTCGGCGTCGCAGACGAAGCGCCCGTCTTGCGTGTAGACGGCGACGGGTTGCGAGAGATCATCCGGGTCGAAGCGGACAGTAACGGCGCTGCCGGCGAGATCCACCAGCGGGGCGGCCCAGTACCGGTTGTGGGCAATCACCACCTCGCCGTTGGCTTTGCCAGCCTTCACCCCCTCGGCGGCGAGCAGGAACATCCGCCGCTGCTCTGCGGTGGCGCGGCGCACGATGCTGTCGGGAGCGGCAAGGCTCGCCCGGAAGGTCTCATCGAAGCTCCGGCCGGCACAGGCGGCGGCGCGGCGGCCGGGTCGGGCGTTGTGGCGGGCGATCTCGGCCGCGACGACGGCGGTCAGGACCTCGAGCGGCACAGCACGGCTGCCGTAGTTCTCGGGCTTGGCCATCGGGCTGTTGCCGGTGTAGGCGCCGGCGCAGCGCGGATGCTTGGCGATCTCCTCGGCGAGGTCGCGGAAGGCACGCTCGATCGGCTTCGCCTGTCCGTGATAGGGCGTCGTGAAGTGCACCTGAATGCCCAGCAGCGGCAGCAGGCCCTTCGGGTCCTCGTCGCGCACCTTGAAGCGGAAGCGGTGGCGCGTGCCGGAGGTCAGCCACTTCGAGGCGAAGGCGCGGCCGTTGTCGAAGTAGACATGCTCGGGCACGCCGTGGTCACGGAAGAGGTCGGCGAAGGTCCCGCGGACAGCCGTCCAGTTCTCCGTCTCAGAGAGCCGCCAGGCGACGATCTTGCCGGAGAGGAGGTCCTGGATCGCGACCAGGTGGACGCGGCCGACCCGCGCGTCGGGAAGCTTCACGAAGACGTCGAGCTTGTGGCCGTCAGCGTTCACCGCCTGCATGGCGTGGAAGGCGCCAGCACGGTCACGGGTCTGGTGCGGAAATATGCGCGCCGCAGCATCCCGGCCCTGACGCGCCATCGTTTGCACCGTGCGCGGGATCTCCCGCTCGATCCGCCGCTGCAGCGTCTTCGCCGACGGCAGCGGTGACCAGCCGTGCTCAGCTGCCGCCTCGACCATCCGCCGGTGGCAGGCGGCGAAGGTCCGCTGCTCAGGCTGCAGGTAGAGCGCGACGAGGAAGTCCCACGCGCGCGGATCGCAATCGGACGTCGTCGTGCGACCGCGCCGGCGCGGTGCGAGCGCCGGCAGGCGGTCGGGCGCTGGGACGCCGGCGACCGCTTCGAGCCAGCGCCAAACGGCCCGCTCGCTCACGCCGGCCTCGGTAGCGGCAAGCCCGACGGCGACGTGGCGGGAAATGCCTGCCGCCAGCAGGTCGACCTGCTGCACGGTGCGCAGCCGGCTCTCTGCCTCCTCGCGCGTCGACTTCGGCAGTCGCTCGAACTCGGCCCAAAGCGTCCTTGAAGGCTTCTCGACGGGCAACGGAGCCACGCCCAGCGCTGCCTGCACTTCGGCTGGAAACAGCGTGAGGTCGAACAGCCGGCCGCCGCCGCGTCCGCGCCGTGTCGTGACGCGATTGTCGCCCGGCCCCGCGAGCCGACCCTCGAGCCACATTGCGAGGCCGCGCGCCGTCGCCGGTAGCTCCGGCGACGCGAGAGCGAGCACCTCGGCAATGGTTACGGCCCGGCTCACCGGCGCCCCCGACGCTGCCGCACCGACACCGGCGCCGCCTTCAAGTCGCCTTCGACAGCGCGGATCGACTCGTTGATCTGCTCTCGCTGCTGTCGCAGGTAGCCGAGCTGGGCGAGCCTGGCCTCACGGCCCTCCATAACGACGAGGCCGTCGTCCTCGACCAGGACGTCCCAGAGCCAGGTCGCATTGGTGGCGCGGACGAAGGCGACGAAGCGCAGCAGCGAGATCTCGTGCTCCGGCTTCGACGCCGCGGTGTAGGCGTAAAGGGCATCGACCGTGATCGTCCGCCCGGTGATTTCGCTCATCCGCGCGGCGATCACTGAGGCGTTGTCGGGGCAGGCCTTCAGGGCTTCGCCCATCTGCGACTTGATCCGCAGGCTGAGGTCGAGGGGGCGGACCCGCTCGACCGGCCGCCGCACTGGGTAGACCTCGGCCGCCGAGGCGAACAGCTCGGCCTGTGTCGGGTCGGGGGTGCGGCGGCGGCCCGTCATCGGCCGATCTTGTCGTAGGTTGTGAACACACTGCCCTCGGCGTGTGCCGGCGGGCACTTCGTCACTGGCGTCCCGGCGCCGATCGCCTCGGCCGCGAGCGCGGCCAGATCCTGTGCAACGGCTTTCGAGACGGCGTTCTTCGCGGCCCGCCCGAAACCCGTGTTCCACCCGCGCGCAGTCGCGGAAGCCCCCGGGCGGGGGGGCGCCTTCTCGATCGCCGTGTTGGGAGAGAAAGCGGCGGACGTCGCGGCGGAGGGGGGAGTTGCCGCTGCGACGTCCGCCACCGGCGCCTGGGGGGCGGGCGCCGGATCGAGGTCGGAGGAGGTGCCGCCGTCGGCCGGCGGTGGCGCTGTAGCGGTCATACGGACGGCGACAATCCGCAGCAAGACTCGCGCGCCACGCGCGCCACGGATCGCCGGCCTGCGGCTGTCCGGCCGCATGTGCAGATGACCCGCCACGGCGCTGGGCGACGTTTGCAGCAGCTGCGCTGCCGCGGCTTGTTTCATGCCGGCGCCGACGGTCGCCTGCAGGGCGAGTGCCTTGTCGGCGGCGTCGAGGGTCTGCCAGAAGCTCACCGGCCGCCCTCCCGGGAAAGGGCCGGGCGGGCGCGGAACAGCCCGCCCGGCAGTCCACGGAGGAAACGCCCAAGGAGGGCAGGCCCGGTTAGCCCGGCTACCGACCACTGTCGCAGGTCGCGCGCTGCCCGAACGGACGCGGGATGGGGTGCCCAGCCGCCGGGAAGAGGGGAGATCATGCGATGCGCCTCACCAACGCCGAGACGATGGCGGCGACGACGCCGGCGAAAGTCAGAGCGAAGACGGTGCCGATTAACAGACCGGTGAGGATCTGCTCGAGTGTGTCCGAGCGCCGCCGGGAGGGGTGCCGCCTCATTCTTCGTCCTCCCGCGGTGCGTCACCGAGCGGGGCCGCCTTGATGTGTGCGAGGAACCGGCGCCGTGCCTTCGCGCCGGCGCGCGACCAGGTGCCGACGAGGGCGCGGAAGTCGCGCTCGTCCTTCGGCAACTGCGCGGGCAGCATGCCGACAAGCTTGAGGGCGGCCTTCAGGGACGGCGCGCCGCTGGCGAGGGGATCGAGAGCGGCGCTCTTGAAGTTCGCGGGCAGCCGCGCAAGCGCCTTGAGTTGCGCGGCATTGTCGGCAATGGGCGACAGGCGCAGCCGGGCGATCAGCTCGGGGCCGAGGTCGGCGGCGAGGGCTGTAGCGCGGCGGATTGTGCGTTCGGAAAGGCCGGTGCGCTCGGCGACGTCCGCCGAGAAGCGGGACCAAGTGGCCATGTTGTCCACTTGATTTTTATCGGCCGATTTCCGAGACTTACGGCGAAAATCACCGCCGTGCTTCGTCTCTGGATGTGCCTCTTCCCACAGCCGCTTGCGCTCGGCGAGAAAGACGGCGCGGTCGAGCGCCGACAGCTCCCGACGCATTAGGTTCTCGTCGATCTCGACGACCTTCGCCTGCCGGTCGTCGAGGATGCGCACTTCGACGTCGATCTCGGTCCACCCGATCAGCAGCGCGCCGTGGTAGCGGTGCAGGCCGGCGACGAGAGTGAAGTCGCCGGCCGGACGCGGACGCACGACGATCGGATGCGTCAGTCCGATCTCGCGCATCGATTCCCCAACGGCGGCGGCCCAAGCCTGGTCGACCGGCCGAAGCCGCTCCGGCACGTGGATCGACGTGAGCGGCAGGCGCAGCCGCAGGAGCGTCGAGGTATCCGTTTTCGTCATGCTGCCCCCGGCCATGTCTACGCGGCCACGCGGTTTCGACGGGACGGGGCGCGCGCCGGCTTGCTAGGTTTCAGGCGTCGGCGGGTGAGGCGCTGGCCGTCGCGGTCATAGCGGTCCGGCCACAGCTCGAAGAGCGGGATGCCTAGGAACTCGGCGATTGCCCGGTCGGCGGCGAGGTAGCACTTGCTGAAGGTCGAGCTGCAGGCGGCAGGGTTGAGCCCCGCTGCGACCGAGATGGCCGTCAGCGTGCTGCCGCGACGCGCCACCTCCGCCCGGATCGCGTGTCGATCCCAAACCTGCATGGTAAGCTGTTTCCCCCGAAGGGCCGGCGAACGGCCCTTTTCTCTCGCCTAGCGCATCTATGTTTACAGAAGATAAGCGCATAAATGTTTACGGTCAACGACCATAAGCGCAGGTGCGCTTGATGCCGGCTAAGCGCCCCGCTGTCCGGCCAGCCCCCGAGTCGCTCACGGGCCCCCCGACTGATTTTCATGAACGTTTGTGGGCGGTGATGGGTGGCGAATCGCAGAACGCGTTCGCGAAGCGGGCGGGCCTGGCGCAGAGCACATTGAACCGTGTCTGGCGTGGCGGAGAACCTACGCTCACGACACTTATCGCATTAGCGAATGCGGCGCAGGTGCCCGTGGGATGGCTCGCCGCCGGTGAGGACGCTCAACCTGATTCGACTGCTAAGGGAGTCGTTGCAACGCCCGCAAAACCGGTCTTAGATCACGACACCCTGAAGGTTGTGATCGAGGAGATCGAACGGCATCTTGCAGCGCAGCGTAAGACACTGACGCCCGATAAGAAGGCTGAACTGGTTTCGCTCGCGTATTCGCTTGCCGTCGCCGACTCCGAACCTCACCAAAGGGGCAACACCATTCTCCGCCTGGTCAAGCTGGCGGGGTGACCTTGCGTATAAGCGGGGCGGCTGTCGCGTGGGGGGCTATCGTGCTTAACGGTAAGACCAGGGAGATCGTGCAGGACATCCTTTCTACCGCCGGCCCAGAGCCTTTCTCTCAGCCGCCGGTGATCAACTTTTCCGGCATCTCGGGAAACGGCCACACCTTCCACGTCCATATCACGACTGGCGGTGCGCCACCCTGCTGGCAGCCTGATACCGACCGCGATCGGCGCCTCGCCGGCATCGCCGCCCGGTGTAAGTCGGTGCCGAACGCCCCGCGAAAGTGCGGCGCCTACCTGAAGCGTTCCTTCGGCGTCGAGCGTGCGGACGAGCTCTGCGACGCCGACCTTGTGCGCTACTACGCCTGGGTCCATAGCCTACCGACGGTGAGGAGCGGGGCATGAATAGGTTCGCAAGCGTTGTAACCTTGCTCTTGGCGTCCTCGGGATCTGTATTCGCAGCTGATGTCCGCGTCGATCGATTTGACCGCGCCTACAATGCTGCCGCTGATGAGATCGGTTCAGGGCTACGCCTTCAACTCGACCGCTGTAGTGGGCGGCTCTGCTATTACGTCGCTGACCGAGGTGTGACGGCCGATGTTGCGGCGCCAGCTCACGGAAAGGCCTTGGACGCGGCCTTGCTTCGGCTACCGGCGGGCTTCGGCCAGTCAGAGGTTGCCGCAATCTTCGAGACCTTCGTTTTGACCGTCGCCCCCGACAGCTCCTTCTCTCAGAGTCCATCCGGGATCATGATGTTTTCTGACAGAGCTTTCTGATCATGAGCCTGATGGAAGCCCAATGCAGGAAGGCGAGGCCGTTCTGGTTGA